AACAAACTCTTGCCGACACCAGTGCCAGCGAGAGCAATGTTAAGCGTTTTATTCGGAAGACCACCTTTCGTAATCTTGTTGAAATACTCAAGGTCGAACGGGATGAGATCTTCTTTTTTGTGGTACGCTTCGTATCTTTGCTCATAATCAATCAGGTAGTCGTGACCGATATTTGTATCAAAAGAAACTGCCAATGCATTTGACAGAATACTAGGGATGGCACCCCTATCTTTATCTTTGTCCTTTCCATCTGCAAGAGCAATGGATTCCATCAATGCCAAATAGATGGCACGATCTCGACACCACTTCTCTGTGGTGTCACATAACCAATCATAGTCAGTTGGAACATCTTCCAAGTAACTGATCAATTTTGTAATTTCAGAAAATGTCGTGTCATTAATATCCTGACGTTTTTCTACCTCAATACAAAGAACTTCTTTGGTTGCAGGTTGATTATATTCATGAACAAACTTCTCAATTTCCTCAAACACAATTCTTTGGTTTGAGTCTTCATAGTAATCCGCTTTGATAAAAGGAATTACCTTGCGAAGATACTCTTCGTTATAGAGAAGGTTTCTTAGAATTAGGATTTCAACTTTGTCCATGCGGAATATCAAATACAAATGTGATGCGTGTCTCATCACCGACGTTAACGGTGCCATGAGGTAGTTTGTTGTTAAACCAAAGGAGAGTTCCTGGTTCAACAATGACAGTTTCTTTGCCGCAGAAATATTGATACCTTCCAAGTATGGAAAGATGATATCTGTTTCTGCTCAGATAATAAGTTCCCTCGTCTATATGTGCCCCTACATATCCATCAACAGGGAGTGAAAGAAAACCGCACCGATGAATATCCGCATTCTTAAACTGTTTGCGTATGATCTTTCGGATCTCACTGTGATGAGCGTAGGCAGGTGTTTTGATGTTGATCTCAGAGTCGCCCACAAAGTCATCCTTGTGTTTGACCCCACCTATTATAAGCTGAAGAGCACTTACTGGCAAGTCTGAAAATCCTCTATCAACTAAGGACTGGGAGTCCTTCAGATTCTTCTGATGGTCCCAGTCCTGTGGATATTTCTTTAGTTGTTGAATGACTTTAGATACGTTGATTCCAGTCTTGAGAACCTTAATCATGAACCGTAACTAAACTCCTCCTTAGCAATCTCATCCAGTTTCTCCATCACTTCTGGAGTGAAGTATTGTTCTGGATCTTTGTAAATTGCTTTGGCATAGACTTTCTTACCGTCTATCTCATAACGACCTGCCACGTTCTTCCAGAGACCACCGAGTTCACCCAACTCCAATAGACCATAATATCGATCAAGACCACGGTCATCGTAATAAAGGCGCACCGTAACATCTTTGTTCTCCTTACTTAGACGCGACTTAGCAGTCTTAGCTTTGATAAGGTTTCCGACGATAGTCGTTCCATCCTTTTCTTTCTTTTTGCTGAGATAGATGATTGTAGATGCAGCATACTTGAGTCCACTGCCTCCACCCATTTCTTTTGTAGGAACATAAGCGCCAATGACATCGTAGGTGTGGTTGGTAACGATCATGGGGATGTTTGCTTGTCCCAGTTTCAGAGTCAGCATTCTGAATGCACCTTTGACCAGTTGAGATTTGGTCATGTCACGAACTTGTTTGTCGTTCAGTGCGTCAGTGATCTCCTTCTCTGTGGACAGCATACCCAAAGAGTCTAGCACAAACATACAAGGTCTGCGTTCGTCTTCGGGTTTTTTTAAGTATATATCAACTGCCTTCAGTGCTTTGGTCCTAAATTCTTCAATTGTAACAACATTGACAACAACCAGTCGCTCTAGATCGATCCCACGACTTGCGATAAGAGATTTGTTAACAGCGGCTTCAGTGTCAAAATATAGACAATAACCATCAGGGTTAGCATCAAGGAAGTTCTTGACGACAGCAAGACTGAAGAAAGTTTTTCCAGTGCTAGACTCGCCAGCAATGGCAGTAATCTTATTCCCAGATACACCACCAAATATACTCCCTGACACAAGTCCGTTAAAAATGTACGAACCTGTGTCCACATATTGTTCTGTTTCATCGATGTCTGCTGCTAGTTTTGTGTAGTCATCACCGATCTCTTTTACAATTTCTTTCAGAAAATCCATTAAATTACAAATCCAAATTCTTCACGGGCAATTTTTTTGTAAGGACCACCAGGATTGGCGTCACGAATCTCTTTGATTCTAGTCAGTTTTTGATAAAGTGCTGCATCACCACCAAGTCGCAATGCACTGACGATGGTAGCAAGTTCTTTATCGTTAATAGGCAGGTCCATTAGGAGAAAAATAGTTCTAAGTTTACAGTTTTTTCGACATTCCATCCAATAGCATCAAGGATTGCTTTCAGTGGTTCGACAAAGGACTTTTCAAATTGTAAGTCATAGTCGATGTACTTGTCAAGATTAAGCTCGCGTGGAAAATCTTGAATAAAAGAGATGATGTTTTCATGGATGATGTTTGGTTTTTTTAAATAACAAAACTTGATTTTCTCTCCGTTCTGAATTAAAGAGTATTTGTTCTCAAGTTTATTCTTCTTGATATAGTGATTATATAAAAGTGCGCCACGACAATGAATAGGTGTTCCTTTAGCATAGATGTCAGAAGAAGATTTGTACTTCACGACATCAGAAACTGATCGGGGGAACGCAATTTGTTCCGGTGGAAGTTGTTTAAACTCTTCACGACTTTTATCAATGAAGTCAATTACATCTTCTTCAGTTCCGGTCATCATCAACTTCAAAGCATCCTTAATCATCTTCCTGCATGGAGCAGGAGTAGAAGATTTGACTGCCTCAATGCCCATCATCTTCAGTTTAGGTTCTGCATATGCAACACCCTCACTGTTCCACACGTTAAGAATATATCGCTTCTTCGCAGTCCAGATACCACGATCAGCAATATTCTCACGCTTCATTTGCATTTTTTGGTCGTATGCGGAAACATACTCCGCCAAGTTCTGGTAAGACTTCTCGATGAACGGTTCAAACTTATCTTCGCAGATCTTATCAAGTAACTCCACAACCGCAGTTTTATCACCAGACTTGTGACTAAGAAATTTATCAACAAGAGGTCCAAGATTAAGATATATCGAATCAGTATCTGATGCGATAACATAATCCTCTTCAGTTGTAGACAACAGTTTATTTAGATATTCATTCATCTTCTTCTCAATCCAACGGATAGAGACTTGACCAGAAAGCGTAATCGCCTCCGCATTGGCCAGTTTATAGTACCTAAAATACTGATTACCGATAGCACCATAAGCAGAGTTGAGTGAGATCTTCTTTGCCATCTGGATATTGTTGCAACGGGCGATCTCTTTCTCCAGTGCTTTAGTTGGAGTCTTTTCATATTGCTGCTTTGCCTGAAGCATTCGCTTCTTGAAAATTACCCGCTCATTATACATCTTGTCCATGAGTTCTGGCAGGAACCCACGAACATCCTTGCGATACATGGCACCATTAGCACACACCGCATTATCTTTAAACAACTCAAAGTTTATTTCTTCCTCAAGGATTCGATCAACCGTAGCTGTGGGATGTCTCTCGTCCAAGAGTGTCTCTGGCGAGATATTGTACTGCATAATAAGATGAGGATACAGACTATTAAGGTCGAAAGAGACAACCCAATCATACTTTCCAGGAATCGGTTCCTTGACATAAGCACCCGCGTACTTTTCGTTTTTGTCAGACCTAATCTTAGGCGGGATAACAATATCTCGCTTCTTCAGATAATTGTAGATGATGTTATCCCACATGCGAACTTGGTAGAACACATCTGCATAGTTGACCTTGGCATCATAGGCCATAGTCAATGCAAGTTCAATAAGTTTCATCTTGTCTTCCAAACGGTCAACAAGTTCTACGTCAACGATGTTGTATTCAATAAACTTCTGCCACCCTTTGGTATAAAAATCCTTAAAGGTATCAAACTCAGAGTGGTCTAGTTTCTTTTGACCCAACTCCACCTCTGCTATGTAGTCGAGACGATATGACTCTTGTGCTTTATAAGTGAACTTTTTATACAGATCAAGATAGTCAAGTTGAGTCAGTCCACCTACATCAAAGGTAATTTGCTTTCTACCCTGAATATAAACTTCTCCTTCAGTAACAAGACCCCAGTTAGAAAAACGTTTCATCAACTTCTCTCCAAGCACCCTGTTAAGACGCTTACAGATATACGGGATATCGAACAGTTGAATATTCCAACCAGTCACCACATCAGGAACATCCTGCATCCAATAATTGATGAAGTGACTAAGAAGTTCATGTTCGGTATGACAATGATGATAGGTAACATTCTTCTGCTTGTTCGCAAAAGGTTTTACACCCCATGTAATAATCTGCTTAGTAGTATAATCTTGGATTGTAATCGCAAGAATCTCTTCTGATGCAGACTCTACATCAGGAAATCCTTTTTCTGCAGTTGTCTCAATATCAAGAGTTACCAGTTTGATCTGACTGATATCAAACTTGATCTCATCTTCAGGATACTTTTCAGAAATATATTGATAGATGTATCGATCATTTCCATAGATCTCAAATCCATCAACCTCATCATATTTCTTGTAGAACTCACGACAATCCCGAACAGTGCCGGGATGAATCTCCTCTACTACTTCTCCATTTAATGTTCTGTATTGGGTATCTTTTTTTGATTTTACAAAAAGTGTGGGAAAGAACTCATCCCTAAACTCAAATCTATTACCATTATCAACTCCACGAACCAAAAATTGATTGCCAATTAACTGAACATTAGTGTAAAACTTCATTCCTCGTCGTCATTAAAAAAAGAACCAAACATACCGCTGCTGCCAGGGTCACGATTATCAATCATATCCATGATTTCATCAAACTTTTTACACTGCTCCAAACCATGAAGCAAGTCTGCTAGTTGTTTGACAACCAGGGGTTTTTCATTTACTGCAGCAGATTTAACTGCTGCGCGAATATGAGATTCTGCTTCAAGTAAATGATCTAGAGTATTCTTTGATAGTGCCATTACTTAGTCAGGTCCTCGTATTTTTCGATTAGTGTTGGGGTGGGTTCTGCAAGGGTTAGGATCTTATCAGAACTGATCATAAATTCTTCATCCCGTGTGGCAGTCATCAACCATGATTCTAACATCCCATCACTAGTTAGGACGAAAGGTTTAGTCAGTTTACAGTCTGGTTCTCCAGGAACTGCTGCTGGAACCTCATCAATCTCACTCACCAGGATCTGGTTGTTCGTCAGTAGAATCGCTTTGATCGTCTTGTCCATAACTTAAAACATCCTCAATGTACATTGTTTTTAATTGTTCGACTGGATTTACCATAGTCACTAACCAATCAGAAGGAATAGGAATAACTTCATCTGCAGAAAGTGCAATCCAAGGAATCAAAGAAACTTCAAAACCTGCCTTGGTTTTATTATTTTCTTTATCAATAACTCCAGGATTTTTCATCTTGACCAAGCACGGTCTGCGAAGAAAATATCCAATGACCTTTTGATCATCCTCTTCACCAACTGCCATCTCATTAATGTCAGAGATAAGTTCTTCTCCAGACTTTAAGATCATGAGTTTGATTGTCATTTACCAACTCCATAGTCAGGTGCCTTCAGTTCCAATTCACGGATGTCTGCATGAAGACGTTCGGTTGCATTTCTCTTTTCTGTTTGACGCATTACTTCCAATGCTGCCAGTAGTTCAGGAGTTTCTTCCCACTCCCAAGTATCTCCTTTACTACTTACAAATTGCTTCTTAGTCATATGGATTTTATTTTCCTCCATTATATCAAGAAAAAAGAGGGGCGTCAACTGGATTTTGCCAGTTGCCCCTCTGCGGCGACGATATTCAGTTTTATTTAGTAAGGAAGAAATAATTCTTCCTCTTCGGATTTTGGTGTTAATTTGTATGCCCCAATTGCTGATGCGGTAAGAACGGAGAAGAGTGCGAATAGTGCCATTATGGTGTTGTAAAATAAAAGGACTCTATACTGGGGGGACTATTAGGGGAATGCGCCCCCAAGGAACCCATTGAAAAAAAGAGTCATCGCGGTTCCAAGTGTAAGAGTGGCGGCTGTTAAGTTCATAAGTCGTCCTCCATGGTACATAATTATATAGTAAAAAATGTATCAACATGATACACTTTTGTATCCATTGCATCAGAATCTAGTCAGGATTTCAGAACCAGTCCTTACGCTTGTGATATTCTGGAACAATTCTTCCAAGAACTACTGTTAGGAGCCCATCCTCAAATTCAACTGATCTAACTTCCGTCTCATCACTGAGGGTCCAAGATCTGGTGAAAGATCGTTGAGCCATTCCTCGATGGATGTAGTTTGTTCCTGTTTCTTTGTCTTCTTTCTGTCCTTCGATGAAGAGTTTTCCGTCCTGTGTGTAGACATTTACTTCTGCTTTTCTGAAACCTGCGAGTGCTAATTCAAGTCTTGATTCCGTATTACTGACTTGAACCAGATTATAGGGGGGATAATTCGACGTTGTTTCGTGTAAGTCGAACACTCTATTTAGGTACTCATTCATCCCAATGCTATTTTTGGAGATCTTATCCAATAGCTCAGGAAGATCAGACGCAGTGAATCGTGCGAGATTAGTCATTTTACTACTCCTTTTAAAGCGAGATTAGATTGTGTGGACCCCGAAGGCATCCGATATATTTATAGCATAATACAAAAAAAGGAGATACGGTAATAACCGCACCTCCTTGTAAGGGTTTCCGACTTTGAAGCGACCGCACGAAAGATCGCAAACTTATTTAGTTGCTAGGAATTCGTTAAATTCAATCGAAAGAGAACGAAGACTTTCTGCAATCTCATAATTAGCAGCGGTCATTGAGCAGTTGTTAAAATCCAAAGTTTGAGCGGTAACCAAAGCAGCGACCAGGTTTGGATTCTTTTTCGCGTATCCATCCCCGAATTCTTCATCGAGAATGTCAACAGCATTGATAGTGTACTGACTGACAGTAGGTTTAGTCTGACTAAACGCTTCTGTAGTGGAACAGGTGGGTTTCATTGACATGATTATAAACAAGTAAGTTTTTCAGGTTTGCAACTCTATCCTCAGTTTTCTGGAACTGAGGTATGTGTGTATGTGTTTGAATTACTTGTATATTATATAAAAAACCCCCGAAGGTGTCAAGTCCTTCGGGGGAGATAATGTCAATTCTCTTCTTGCTGCTTTCCTTTCTTACCAATATTATATTTCTGCTCCAGAACCCAGTCAGACTTGTCTTTATATGCAAGCACCTTGATCTGGTTCAGAGGAGCAATATCCATTACAGAGTCTTCTTTTACAATCGTAATGAGTCCCCAATCAGCAAGCAAGCGAGTAATACGGTTGCGGCGCTGTACATCATTAACAGTAAGATTAGCGTGCTTCCCATCAAGGGCAAACAGTTCCTTAAAGTGAACAATGAAATATCTTCCCTGCTTGTGCAGGATGTGGCAAGATTGATAGAGTTTCTTCTCTTTGCGGGATGCTACTCCGATGCGTGTCAATGTCTCACGAACTTTCAGGAAGTCATCAGGTTCATTCAAAAGAACCTCCACCATCTGATCTTGAGACCAATCAACCGTAGGTTCTACAGTATTAGTCATTTGCGTCCTCCAATATCAAGTCGTTGTTTAATAAAGTTAATCTGTTCTTTGGTCAGAATTTTCAGAGCCTGTGATGCCTTCTCATTACTATATCCATAGTATTGTTTGACACATTCTAAATCTTGGACTTTATCCTTTCGGAGCCAAGGAGAGAATCTCTTCTTTTTCCTCAAAGTATTTAGATAAAATGAATATTGCATATCTTTGTCAAGAAAGTTATACTTGTTCATTTC